CCGATGAAAACGACGCTGGAACCGGAAACAGACGACGCGACCGTAACCGAACATGCCGCGCAGACTGACGGCCCCGACGCGGCCTGACCCGGAAGGCTGGGACGAGGTCGCGACCGAAGACGAGGACGACGAGGCAGAGGGGGTTACATGGACCCCGACGCTGAAACAGGCGGAATACCTTGCAGCGCCAGAAATGGAAGTCCTATATGGCGGCGCAGCGGGGGGCGGGAAAACAAGCGCGCTGGTTATTGACGCGCTGGGCCTCTGGCAGCAGGCGGTTTTGCAGCCTGATTACAAGGCGATTGTTTTTCGCCCGACCTACCCAGAACTGCGGGAACTCGAAAACCGCATGCTGGAAATCTACCCGCTGGCATATCCGGGCGCGGAATTTAACCGCACGGACCATATCTGGAAGTTTCCCAGCGGCGCAGAAATCTACACGTCCTACATGCAGACAGAGGACGACCGCTACCGCTGGCAGTCGTTCGAATTCCAGTTCGTGGCGTTCGAAGAACTAACCCAATGGCCTACGGACGTCTGCTACCTGTACCTGTTTTCGCGGCTGCGCACGTCGAACCCGGCGCTGCGCTGCATGATGCGCGCGAACTGCAACCCGGGCGGGCGCGGGCATAAATGGGTCCGCGAGCGCTGGGGCATCAAAGACGAGGGTAGCGGAACACTACAGCACACTACCGTAACACTAGGCGACGGTAGCCAGCGGTCCATCGCGCGCCGTTTCATACCGGCCCGCCTGTCCGATAACCCGTATCTGGGGAAGGACTACGAGGCGAATCTACTACTGCTGGACGAAATGACGCGGCGCGCGCTGCTGTCGGGACGCTGGGACGTGATCGAAATACCGGGCGCGATTTACAAAAAGGAAATGGAAGCGGCCTATTTTGAAGGTCGCATTACGCGGGTTCCTTACGACCCGGCCCTGCCTGTACATACGGTCTGGGATCTTGGCATGGGCGACAGCACGGCTATCTGGTTTGTCCAGCATGTCGGTATCGAACGGCGCGCGATTGACTATCACGAGGCAGCGGGCGAGGGCTTGCAATATTACGCGCGGGTCCTCGCGGATAAGCGCTATGTCTACGGCCAGCATTTCGCCCCGCACGATATCGCGGTTCGCGAAATGGGAACTGGCAAAAGCCGGTTAGAGGTCGCGGCGAATCTGGGAATCAATTTTCAGGTCGCCCCGAACCTGCCGCTGGACGAGGGCATTCACGCCTGTCGCGTCTTTCTGCCGACTGTCTATTTTGACAGCGAGAAATGCCAGCGCGGCATCGAATGCCTAACGAACTACCGCAGGAAATATAACGAAAAGCTGGGCGAATTTTCGATAACCCCTGAGCACGACTGGGCCAGCCATGGCAGCGACAGCGCGCGCTACTGGGCGCTGTCTTCACAGTACATCACCAATCAAATCGGCGGCTGGGGTGACAAATTGAACTATCCGAAACTGACGGCGGCCTGATATGCCTAGTATCGTGAAACAGGACGTAGAGGACGTACATGTAACGCATGAGACCTTCACGGAACCGAAGGGCCGCGACCGCATGACGGACGACGACATACGCGGCATCACGGACCGTGAAATTCAGCAGGCGGCAAATTTCTGCGGCGACGAACTGGCGCAGGAACGTAACAAGGCGATGAGTTACTACCTCGGATTAGCAGAGGACGACCTCGCGCCCCCGCTGATTCCCGACCGCAGCGCAGCGGTATCGACGGACGTTAGCGACACTATCGAATGGCTGTTACCGGCCCTCATGTCGATCTTCACGGCGGGCCCCTCCGTGCTGGAATTCACGCCCAGAAAAGAGGGCGACCAAGACGAGGCGGAACAGGCGACAGAGTATCTTAACTACCTGTTTTATCAACGAAATCCGGGCTGGTCCGAACTCTATACATGGTTCAAAGATGCCCTGATACAGAAAGTCGGAATCATGAAATGCTACTGGGACAGCGCCCCAGAGCAAGTCACGGAGTTTTACCGGGGGCTAGACGAGGACCAGCTAATCGACCTGCTAGAGGACGACAGCGTAGAACCGATTGAGCATACCGCCTACCCGGACCCGGAAGCGCTGCATCAGGCAGAGGCGCAGTTCCAGATTCAGTCAGAACAGTACGCGGAACAGCAGGCGATGATTCGCGCGCTGACCGGCGCGGGCTACCCGCAGCAGGCAGCCGAACAGGCCGCGAGCATTACCCATAATGTGCGCCATGGCCCGCCCCCGCCTACGGGCGTAAATGCCCCGAAAGGCGATGCCGCGACGCCCCCGCCCCCGAAACCGCCAGCGCCCCCGCCAGCCCCCCCCGGGCCTGCAGCAGCGGGGCCTGCTGGCGGTCCCCCGCGTCAGATGCCCGGACCGATGGCAGGACCCCCGGCAGGCCCGCCCGGAATGCCCGGAATGCCCCCCGGTCCCCCTGCTGCGCCCCCGCCCCCGCCTCTGCTGAAAAAGCCCGTTCCGGTCAACCCCTCGCGCGTCCCGCAGGTCCACGACCTGCGCCTGAAACGCACGACGAAGAAAGGCAAAGTCAAACTCTGCGCGGTCCCGGGCGATGAATTTTTGATTGGCGCGAACGTCGCGCACCCTCGCGACGGTTTCACCGCGCACCGCGTCAGGCGGACCGTTTCCTACATCAAACAGCGCTACCCGGACGTCGATACCGACGAGCTAACCAGCGATGACGTAATTGCAGGTCCGAACGTCAATGGCGTAGGGCGGGACGCGCGCTACGCGCTGCAGGGCGGGCGCGGCAATATTGATTTCTACCGCGAAAGCGAGGACGGCGATGGCGACGCGTCCATGCGTGAAATCTGGGTAACGGAATGCTATCTGCCTATCGACGCGGATGGCGACGGTATCGCGGAATGGCGCAAGATTACCCGCAGCGGAAACGCCATTCTGGACAATGAACCGATCGACGGGCCGCCATGGGCGACCCTCTGCCCGGTTCCTATCCCCCATATCTTTTTTGGGCGCAGCGAGGCGGACCTTGCTATGCCTGCGATGAAAACGAAAACGATGATCCTGCGTAACGCGCTGGATAATCTTTCGTTCCAGACGAACCAGCGGACCTTTGCGGTAGAAAATCAGGTCAATCTAGACGACCTGCTGACGAACCGCCCGGGCGGGGTCGTGCGCGTGCGGCAGGCGGGCGCGGTCGGACCGCTGACGACCGGTTCCAGCGACCCGGCAGCCGCTATGCAGATGCTGCAGTATGCGGACGAGCAAAAACAGGACGCGACGGGCGTAACGAAATACACGCAGGGCAGCGACGCGGATACGCTCAATAAGACCGCTGCAGGGCTGCAGAACATCACCAACCGCGCGGACATGCGCGTCGAACTGATAGCCCGGATTTTCGCGGAAACGGGCGTTAAGGACCTGTTCTGGCTAATGCTGAAACTGGCGGCCCAGTATCAGGACAAACCGGAAGTTATCCGCCTGACCGGCAAATGGGTCCAAGTGGACCCGCGCGAATGGGTCAACCGTTTCGACATGCAGGTTAATGTCGGGCTCGGGACCGGCAACAAAGATACCGCCGTTAAGAACCTGACCGTTATCCAGCAGCTACAGGCCGCAGCCGTGCAGGGCGGCTACTGTACGCCGAAAAACCAATATAACGCGGCCTGCAAACTGGTCGCGGTTCTGGGTTTCAAAGACCCGGACGCGTTCTTTACTGACCCGGCCAAAATGCCCCCGGCGCCCCCGCCCCCGCCTGACCCGACCATTGCGGCGACGCAGGCGCAGACGTCCGCAGCGATGCAGATAGAGGACGCGAAAAACAAAACCAAACAGTCGGAAATCCTGCTGCAGAACCGGCTAGACGGCGAGAAAGCGTCCAAAGAGGACGAACGCGAACGCGATAAGGTCGCGGCCCAATTGGCTATCCAGCGCGAGGACATGCTGTTTAAGTACGGGGTTCATCCCCTGTATGAGGGCATTACGTTTGTTTCGACCTTCAAACAGAGCGCGCAGGCAGTCGGCGGCCAGTCGATTACCCAGCCCAGCGGCAGCCAGTTTGCAGGCGTCCCGGGCGCCCCTTCAATGACGGCAGCAGGCGCGATGCCCCCGGGTCCCGCTGCAGGTCCTGCAGGTCCCCCGGGCGGCCCCGACCCGGGCGGCCCGCCTAATCCCGGGGGCCTGCCATGAACGCGCAGAACATGACGCGCGACGACGAGCGCGCCCGCTATGCCGAACTGGAACGCTACGAACAGGCGCGGGGTTTGTTGGAAAATCCCCTGTTCGTAGGCGCCTTTGATTCAGTCGAACGGGAGTTAATGCAACGATGGAAAACAGACGCGAGCCTAAGCCCGGACGGGCGGGAGAAAGTCTTTCTGATGATAACGCTGCTGGGGCAGGTCCAGATGGTTCTGCGCGAGCATATGGAAACGGGGCAGATGGCCCGCGTCCAGCTAGAACGGGACCGCACATTACGCGAGCGCGTCGCGAATGGCCTGCATTCAATGTCTGGGTCCAGAGCATAGAACGCGACATGGACGACGAACTATGGGTAACGGACCTCTGGCACCCAGAAGCCCCGCAGCGGGCGGTCCGGGTCCATAACGGGCATCAGGGCATTACGCACAGGGGGCCCGCAGCGGTCCGGCTGAATACCGGGAAAACCATCGTTTTATAGCGTGCTACTGGAACACTAGCGCACCATAGCGGAACACTACGCAGCATGGCGTCTAACCCGTCAACCCGGGCGACGCCTTTTTTTTGAGGTTTTCAATCATGGGCGAAGTTAGCGAACTGGGCGACGCGTTCGGCGCGGTCGAAAAGTCGGATACGACGAAAGCGAAAAGCGCCCCGCGCGGCGACTACGGAAAGACCGCAGCAGAGAAACGCGCGCCAGCCGCAGACAAGGGCGGCGACGACAAGGGACAGCGCGTCGATAAGGCCGCCAGCGACGACCCGGAACATGACGACCTGCTAGCCCGTCTGGCAGGCGACGAGGGCGACGACGACGAGCCCGACGACAAGGGCAAAGGACGCGCCCACGAAACCGACGAGGACGACCAGAACGACGAGGACGACCCCGATAAGGACGACGAAGACGAAGACGACGACGAGGACAAACCAAAGGCCCGCGAGCCTCTAACCGTAGAACTGAAAGTCAATGGCGAATCTCGCACCCTGACCTTTGAACAATTGAAAGACGCGGCCAGCAAGGGGCTGTCCGCGAATGAACGCTGGCAGCAGGCCGCTACAACCCAGAAACGGGCTAACGACCTTGCCAGCCAGCTAACGCAGGAACGCGCGCAGGTCGCTACTTTGTTGGCGAACGTCCAGAACCATATGCGCGCGCTGATTCAGTCAGAAACCCCGAATCTGGACGAACTGGCAGTAACCGACCCTGCGGCATGGGTTCGACAAAAACACCTGCTGGAACAGCGGCAGCAGCATATCCGCGACGCAGAGGCGGCGACCGCCTACCTCGCGCGCCAAGAAATGCAGCAGCGGCAAAGCCAGCAGGGCACGTTTCTCGAAGACCAGTACGAAAGGGTATTAGAGGCGCTACCGGATTTCCGCACGCCTGAAAAAGCGAAAGCGGCTATCGGTCGTATGAACACGTTACTGGCGTCTGTCGGGTTCTCGAATCAGGAAATAGAGGGCATCGCAGACCATCGTATCGTCAAGCTGCTACATACCGCTGTCGAAAACGCGGACAAAGCGGCCAAGTATGACCAGCTACGCGCAAAGGCGAACGCGGCTAAAAAGCGCGTCCAGAACCTACCGCCCGCGCGCGTAGAGGAACCCGGTATGCGTCAACCGAAGGCGAACGCGAGGGCGGAACAGCGCAAGCGCGACGTGAAACGCTGGGAGCAAAACCCGAACGTCGAAAACCTCTCGCGCCTCTTTTGACTGGGAGTTTTTATCATGCCTGCAAATGTATATACATCGACGCAAGTCGTCGGCAACCGCGAGCAATTAATCGACAAGATTTTTCGGACCTCGCCTACTGATACACCGTTTGTTTCACGGATTGACAGGGAGGACGCAGAAGCGGTTTTTGTCGAATGGCAGACCGACACGCTGCGCGCCCCGAACCCGAACAATGCGGCCCCGGAAGGCGCAGACGCGACCTTTGCGCTGCAGGCCCCGACTGTGCGTATCGGCAACCGCTGCCAGATTTTCACTGATACGTTTTCAATCAGCGGCACGCAGAACGCTATCCGCCATGCGGGCGGCCCGGAAATCTCGCGGCTGAAAGCGAAAAAGGCCATTGAAATTAAAAAGGATATCGAAGCGGCAGTGATCTCGAACCCGGCGACGCAAGCGGAGGACGCGACCCATAACCG